CAATGACGAAAGCCATAACATCAATGAGAGAGCAGTGCTCCAAATTCAGAGTAGATAAAATAGCGATGCCATTAATTGGATGCGGCCTCGATAAATTAGAATGGTCTGATGTAGATAAAATCTTAAATAAGGTTTTTAAAGGTACAAATATTGAATTGCTCTTATGCAAATATGAAAAGCGAACAGAGAAACGTAAGTTTCAACCAAAGCCAGTGCAAATGGATGTTCCATTGCCCATGCTTCCACCGCAGGTCCTTGACTTACCACAAGTTAGTGAGATAGCGAGTGAAATCACAGCGAATACTGGTGTACATACAAGAATGGTTGAGACCCATTTTGATGTTTACAAAATGTTTGGGTTTAAGATCAATACAACACATATACAAGACAAATACAGATCAACCTATTATAAGAGGAAGTTCTTTGATTATATGGAGACGCAATCACGCGAAAATAGTTCAATTCAAATTGTGGACAATATGTTTTTTATTCCTAATAAACTAATAACTATAACTAACTTCAAAAATATTTTTTATCATGATCAAAATGTAAATTTTAATACCAAGGATTATCTGTCTTGGTATCTGTCTAAAAATATAGTAACAGCTCAGAATTGCTTAGAGTTATCTGCTTTACAGGCAACACTACATAGCTTAACATTTTTAAAGGGTAGTGCAGATATAGTCTATAATGCTAGTTTCTTTTTCACGTCATTTGAAACTGCACTACAAGTAAATTTAGAAAGGAATAATATAGAAGTACATAAAGATGTGGTTGAGAATTTTCTAGAGGTAAACAAGTTTGTAATCCCTCTAGACCTCCCACTTCAATTTGAAGTATATGAACGTGAGTTGAGTATGCCTATAAGTGATGCACATCTAGAAGAATTTGATGAGAAGATAGCATACTTAAAAGTAGCTGCCAAAGATATCAGGCAGACACCCTGGGCATTCTTATTGGGAGCATGTACAGTACAACAACGAAAGTACATTGCTGACCATCTATCTACCGAGACGCCCGATCTGGACATAATAAAAAGTTTGACAATACTAGGTTTTTATTGGTTTTTAAAGCCTACGAAACCTTTTATCAAATTGCATACAAGTAAGGTGGGAAGGATATACTGGACCAAGGAAGGAACAACGATGGACAATGATATGCCATTACACGAGGCACTAGTATGGTTACCAGAGAAGAAAAAGTTAGTAGCCAGATGTAGAAGAGAGAAATATCTAGGCCTCGATATGTATGATGCAGTTGAAACCGTTGTTACCGATTTTGTGGAGGGTAAGAACTTCCACCAAAGCTTGTTGGATACGATAAGGCAGACTCATAAAATACAAACTGGAATTCAGTTGTGTGACTTGTCAATAAAGAATATCGTTGGATTAAACCAAAAATTCTTTGAAGAGAAGAAAGAACTATTTACATCTGGTTCTGATGATGAGTATGTACAGTGCTTGTGGGATGACTTACACTCCCCAAACAATTATACTGCCTTCAATAAGAGAGTTTCACAAGATCCGAAATTCTATGCCTTTGTAAGATACGAAATAGGCAAGAGATCATTGATTGACCAATTAATGGCTGTTTCTTCAAGATATCAAGAGAATGCTGGAAATGTACAATCTATTGATTTACAGTATCTAGTAATCTCATATATCGATATAATAAAACCAATTACGCCAAGAATTTTTGATGGCCTGGTTGAGCGCTTAGGACGATCGTTCGTCCGAGGCGCTACAGCTGAACTAGAGCAATCAAGTGGTGTCTTTGAGAATATAGGAACAGCTGTTACTGGACAAGCAATGAATGTAATAACATCAGATCCAACAGTACAAAGTGTGCAAAGTGATATAAGCAGGTTAGCAGAATTAACAACCGGAACACCTGCTGGAAATCTTTTATCAGATAATAGAGAGTGGTTGACAAACCAGGTAGCAAGTATA